TACACGAACGAGCGCGAAATTGGCTGAAGATACTCGCTGGGAGAGATGGTGATGAGCTTGCCGCGCACCATCTTGATGGCTTTCTCGACCCACTCGGAATCCCAGCCGTCCGTGTTCACCATCGCACGGAGCTGCTCGGCGGTGAAGTATTCCACGCGGTAGAGGCCGGGCACGTTCTCCAGATCCAACGAGAACGACGGAATGAACAGGTTCTCGTCCAGATTGAATGCACGCAGGACAGGATAGGAACGCTCCGCGCCGTCCATCGCCACGGACGTTTCACCGCTTTTACGCAGCTCCTTCAGCATCTTGCTGGCCTTGGCCGCCGAGCAGTTGTACTGCTCTTGGAAAATGGCCTTGAGGTCGCCAGCGGCGGCGTCGTCCTTGACCAGCGCGGCAATGTCAATCTGCGGGAATTGCTGCTGGAGGTCGTCAATGCGGACATTCACCAGCGTCTTCTCGCGGCGCTTTTCCCAGAACGCACCCATCACCGCGATGCCCTTCTCGTTCAGATAGTTGGCCGCCAGCTCCATCTCCCGATCTACCTCGGGGATCTGCGTGTTGATGAGCCAGCGCATGAAGTTGCTGACGTCATTGGCGCGGGCAAGGTCATTGCCCTCAACCGGCACTGCGGATAGGTTGGCCCGCTTCACGGCCATGCACTGCATCGCCACCTTCTTGTTGATGATGTTGTCAACGAGGAAGACGCGCAGGTCGGACGCGCCGTCCCACGGCGTGGGGCTGACACGGCTGCCCTCGCGGTAGTGCTTCTTGCCGTCAGCCGACTGGCCGTTCCAGATGGCGTAGCGCGTCTCGTAGTTGAGGCGGCATTGGTCAATGTACGGCTGATTGTTGCGTACCGCGTCCTCAAAGGCGTACTTGAGGGCGTTGAAATCTGGGCCGTCGCCTTCAGCCGGTGCAAGCTGGAGGCCAATGTCCATCGGGGAAATGCTGTTGCCGCCTTCTAGGGAACTCATGCTCTCGCGCTAGTCATTAACCGCCTTAATGCAAGGATAAAGCGGTCTAATAGGAAAACGTGCGGTTGAGCGGGGCTTCGGCATCCAGCTCGTCGTAGAACTCGCATTTGGCCACCACCATGTACCGCAAACAGTCAATCGGGTCTTTGGTGGCCTCATCCTTGCCGCCCTTGGCCGTGTATTCCTGCATGGCGTAGATGAAATTTTCACAGCGGTCGGAGATGAACAGCTTGGGCGCGTTCAGGCTGTCGATGGGCTTGTTCTCGTCGTAGGACAGGAGGCCGTTGATGAGCTGCAAGCCGTCGTCAATGTGGACGCCGGGGGCGGGGATGAACGTCATGTCCAGCTTGTCCAAGTCGCCGATGATCGTGGACGCGCCTTCAAGGGTCTGCTTCTCGGCAGCGCCAAGACGCGGGTCAATCAGCCGCTCGTAGATGGTTTCCTTGTCCTCCAACTGCTGGATCAGCTCAACGTAGTCCTGTATGCCCTTGCGCGTGCCGCGCTGGGCGGCCCCAGGCTTGCCTTCCACGCCTGTGCCAGCCTCGGCCCACTTGTCGTAGTCGGGCCACTCGCGATAAATCCACCAAGTGCCGCTGGCGTCAATGGCGGCCCACAGCATGAACCAGTTCTTGGAGCCCGCAGGATCCACCGCCATGTAGCGGGTCACTTTGTAGGCGGGATCCTTGAACCACGGGAGGTTCTCGTGTTTGACGACGTTGACTTCCTTGATGAAGCCTGGGAATGCCGACGAGACGCTCTTGGTTGGGATGCCGTAGGCTCGTGCAAGGATTTCGTCTTTCGGACGGCCCTTAATCTTGGCAACGAAGTCTGACGTGTCGATGAACGTGTTGTCCTCGGTGTGGAAGTAGTAGATGATGGTGCCGGGTCGGGACAGCGACTCCTGAACCACGGGCACGTTTCGACCAAGCAGCGGAGCCCACTTGCTTTCCAGCGTGACAGTGCGGCCAAGGATGTCCTGCACCAGAGGAGTCCAGCCTGATAGGGTAGTGAAAGTAAGGACAATTCGGCCATGATAGTCTATGGTGCGGTATTGAAGCGTCTCAAACAGCTTTTGCGGACATTCCTCGTCGCACCAGATAAAATGCGACTTGAAGCCTTCAGCCACCTGCGCGTCGGCTTGATACTGGCGGTAGTTGGCAAACTTGATCTGGCCGCCACGGAAGCCGTTCTTGATGGGCGGCAGGATGCAAATGTTGTCCGTGAATCCGTTCTTCTGCGAGTACTGGAGGCTGTGGCTGATGCCCTTCTTGGTTGGCAATTCCTTGATGCCTACCGGCAGGGCGTCGTAAATCATGCGCTGCTGGTCTTCAATGGATCTGTCCTCGTTGACGTGATAGGCTCGCACCTCGGCGTTGGGGATCGTTCCTGCGGCCCATACGCAAAGCCTTGATGCAAGCGTGCTCTTTGAGCTCCGGTTGCCACCTAAGATGATGATAGTCTGATACTTACGCCAGTTGTTGAGCACCTTTTGCCAAGAAGGCAACATCCAACCTTGTCCAACTGGGTTATTGTTGCTGTTACGGTCGCATTCCTCGCGGAAAGCCAGATACTGCACCAGTTTTTCCTGCGGCCACGTCGCCAGCTCCTCCTTTTTGGGCACAGGCACCCACGGAATGCCGAAATTGGGCTGAAACTGGTCGGCCAGATAGGTTTTAGCGGCCATTGGTCTTGGGAAGTTTGGAGGCGAGGCGGATTTTCTTGGCCAGCAGCTCATGCCAGAGGATGATGCCCTGTCCATCGATGTTCACGCCGCGCTTGACGGCCTTGATGTGCAGACGTGCGTACTCTCGGCAGTGCTCATCCGCCGGTTCCACCATCCATTCGCCCTCTTTTAGCTGCGTAATCACGTCACTTGTGTACAACTGGCTAGGAAACGTAACAAGCCGTACGCAATGACGTACGTTCAGCATTAGAAAATCTTATCTAAGCTGGCCTGAACTTCTGGCCTGTTGCCGATATGTCGGACGTTATGCTGGTTAGCGTCCGATATGCCCGACAAACGCAAAGTACTCATCGCAACGCCGCTCAAGGGAGACATCCCTTCGGCCTATTTCAAGACGTCGCTCCAGATGGCAACAGCCGCCATCCCCGACGTTAAGCTGGACTGGGTGATTCTGGAAGGCCCGGCGGTGCAGATGGCCCGCAACGAGATTGTCGCCTACGCACGCTCGGCCAAGTTTGACGAGCTGCTCTTCTGGGACAAGGACGTGGTGGCCGACCAGAACGGCGAGAACGTCACCGCCAGCGCCATGATGCGGCTCTTGAGTCACGACGTGGACATCGTGTGCGCCCCTTACAGCTCGCGCCATCTGGAGACGCACTGGCACGTCCATCCGCTCAAGGACGAGCAGCCCAACGAGCAGGGACTCCAGAAGGTGGAACGCGCCTGCATCGGCTTCAGCAAGATAAAGCTCAAGGTGTTCGACAAGATTGAGGCCGACAATCCTTGGCGCAAAGGCGTGCTCATTGACCCTAACAAGGCTCCCAAGCCCTGCACCGAGTTTTTCCCAATGGGCATCCACGGCAAGAACACGCCCGAATACCGCATCAAGCAGATCAGCTCCATCTTCGCCGACGACAAGCTATCCGCCTCGGCCCGCCTTCAGCGCATTGAGCGCGAGCTGAACCTGGCCTATGACGAACCCAACAGCTTCCTTGGCGAGGACTACTGGTTCTGCGACTTGGCCCGCAACTCCGGCTTCTCCATCCATCTGGACGCCATGCTGATGATGGGCCACAGCGGCAAAGCCATCCTGCCCATTCCGACGCTCAAGCTCTTTGAGCTGCTCCGTGAGCCGTGGCGTCAGGACGAGGTGAAGGCGCTCAAGGAAGCCATTGCCGCCAAAGTCAACAGCCCCGCAAGCTGACCTGTTTGGGGAAACGTCCCCAGCCGAGAAGCCCAAGCCAGCAAAGAAGCCAGCCAAGGCGGAACCAATCCGTCCGGCTGGCTTTTTCATGGCTGGCAAGCCACGCCCCTATGTCGCCGTCAAGGACGCCAAGGATCCGTGGTCAACGTGGATACTCCACGATTAGCCCTGTCCCAGCAGCTCCTTGTAAGCCTGGGCACGCGCCCTGTCCATGAAGTCGGCGTCGTCCAGAATGGCCGGAGGCGCAGGCACGTCATCCAGCACAGGACTCCTGTACTCCTCGGCCCTCGGCATCGGCCCAGTCTTGCCGCTCGCGTGCAGGACGCCCACCTTCTCCTTCTCAAGCAGCGCCTCCAGCGTCGTCGTCTGGAACACCACTTCCTTGGGCTGGTCATGCACCTCGCTCACCGGCTGCACGCCGGTCTGATGCAAGCCCAGGCTCTGAGGCGGCAGCGTGTGGAACACGCCCGCTGGCTTCGCTTCCAAGGCCGTTTCCTTGGCAATAGGGACGTTCCGAGCGTTCTGCTCGGCAAATCCCACGGGCCTCGCCTGCACAGGCTCAGCAAGGTCGGGCAACGCCTCCACAATGGCATATTCCGCATCCCGCCCATCCGCACTCACCCATTCCAGCCTAACCCGCACCCGCGTGCCACGCCTCACCTGCACGTCCCCAATGGCAGCCTTCGCCCATTGCCCGCCCACGCTCACCTCCACAAACCACTTGTTCCGGCAATTGCCACCCACCACCCCTTCCCCGCTCACCAGCCACCCACCCTTTTCCAACCTATTGGAAAATAAGCCGCCCTTATCGCCTTGACAGCTTTCCTTATTCCCCTCCACCTCCCCACTAGGGGAGGCAAGCGAAGCTCCGTCAGGAGCGCTACCTACCGCTGCAAGCGGCAAGCCCCCAGCAGTTGCACCACCAGACCCCCGGTCAACCGACTGTAAAATTTCTACTCCTAGGGCCGATTGATCCAAATTTTGAGCCAAGTCGCCAAGCTGACTCCCCGCCCCCCCGCTGGAAGCGGCAGTCAACGGAGTTGCAGAGCGGGGCGATGCAGCAACGGCGATCCCTTGCGTTCCAGTTGGAGTGCTGGCGGCGAAGACGCCTTGCGGCGTAGGCCCACTTGGAAGACTAGCGTGTAACGCTCCAGAGATTGGAGTCCACAACTTGTGCCTATCGGCAAACAGCTTTGCCTCATCTACGCGACCAGCTTTCACAAGCTGATTAAACCAGCTTACGCGACCGTTACGCCGAAGAATTCCTTTACTTGGAAGAGCCATAGGAGGCTTTGAATCGGTCGAATCGGCTAGGGGCAAGGCTCAATCATTCAGGCTAATTTGCCAATAAGAGGAGCTACTGACACGCAATGATTGCGAGGAATGGCTTGCTACGCACAGGTGAGGCGGTCAAGGTGGGCGGCGCTATGAAAAACAACCTAGTCAAACTACTCGAAATTATCGCTGTGATTGCCATGTGCATCACGCTTGGGGCCATGCTCGCTTGGGCCTATTGAGGAGGACGAACAATGAATAACGAACTACGCAAACGCTTTCCCTCACACGCTGGCTTGAACGCTGATTGGTCAGTGTGCGCTTGGCGCATTGGAGGGGCGGTCAATCACGAACTGTGGCTATTGGAGGACGAGGAGTCGCACGATAACACGTTTGAGGTTGTGGAGCGCGTGTGGAACACGGACGACGATTGCTGGCAATGCGAGTTGCTGCGCAGCGGTCTGACCGATGCCGATGCGGCCGTACTGCTCGGTGTGAAGTAACCCTTAGCCTTCTATCCTATGAAAACCACCATCACTGAGTCCTACTTCATTGACAGCTTCATGGCCAATCGGCCAACGCAATTTAGCCGTGAGGCGCTAAGGGAACTGTTTGCCTATTACGAGCAGTTGGAAGCCGATTGCGGAGAGGAGGTTGATTTTGATTGGGTTGCCATTTGCTGCGATTGGACGGAGTACGACACGGCGCTAGAGGCAGCGAAGGCGTACAGTTACAATGGCGAGGACGACGAACAAAAGGCGCTGGATTGGCTGTTTGACCAGACGTCCGTACTTCAGTTGTCCGAGGGTTGCGTTGTCTTGAACTTCTAAAGGAGCGCACGCCATGACTACTCAAATCCAAGGTGCTTGCGTTCGTGTCATTGTTCGCCCTTACGAGGTAAAGGAATTTGCCAATCGCTGGCCGTGCAGCGGCTTTGCCGATGGCATTGGCTTTGACTTCATTTTTGACAGCCGCAACGGCGACTTGGTTGACATTGAAGCAAGAAACGAAGCTGGCCGCATTTGCGCGGCGGCGGCTGACTTTGATGGGCCAGCATTGCAAGCCTTGGCGGTTGGGGCATTTGCAGCGGCTCGAATGAACTAAAGGACGAAACAGCCGCAAGGCTGTCCGTGCGTCACGCGCACGCTGACGAGTCCAATGCTAGTCAGAACTTCTAAGAAAACCAACCCATGACAACGACAACGAAAACGCTGACAGTTGAAGACATTGAATGGACTATCACTCCCTTGGCTGAGGACATGACGCCGGAGGATTGCATCTCCACAGGCGATGACGCACAGGACGAACTGATTTGCGACCGCATCCGCGAGGACGCGCTCACCAATGAGTGGGCATGGTGCTGCATTGAGATAAAGGGCCAATGGAATGGCATCGAGGCGACAACCTACCTTGGCGGCGCAAGCTACGAAAGCCGCAAGGATTTCATTGCTCAAGACTACTATTACCAAGATTTGCAACGCGAGGTGCTGGCCGAAATTCAAGCCAAGGCTGAACGGATTGCTTAAGCCCTTAACTCCTAAGCCAAATGACAACGAACGACACGCAAGCGGAAGCCATTGCCAAGTCCTTCACTTGGCACATGAAACAGGAAATCGGCCATCAGCGGTTCGCCTTGATGGTAAGCCGCGACAATGACTTGGCCGAGGACGTTACTGACCCCAATCAAATCATGATCGATGCGTTTAAAAACGTCATGGGCCGTGAACCTTGGTTTGCTTCTGACGTTGACGAAGGGCTTGCAAAGATGGCTCAAGTGTACGCTGACCATGACTTGATTGAATCGGCATGGGATTTGGCGCGGAATAGCTGGCGCAAGGCTAGGCCCATTGGCCGTGACGATTGGCGGGACGCTTGGGGCTTGGCGCGGCGCAGCTTGTGGCATTTGCAAGGCGAGCAACGTCAGCTTTCAAAGCTGGCGCATCATTGCCTCTGTCAGCGGCGCAGCGCGGAATACCCTTACGCGCCCATCAGTCAGCGTTTGCTTGATTGGCAATTCAAGCGCCACAATGCATGAACCACAACGAAGCCAGCGACACGGCCTTGCTTGATTGGATGGGCAAGGCTGAACCTCTTTGCATTTGGAGAGAGCCAAACGGCCTTTGGATCATTGACGGAGACTTCTTTGTCACCGTCAGCGGCCACACGCTGCGCGAGGCGTTGCTGAACGCACAAGAAAGGATGCGCCAAGGCACGGCCTACCTTTAGCCCACAGGGGCCGCGCAATGCGGCCCTATTTTTGCGCCCTTAGCTGGCGGCTTTGCTGCGCCCATTTATGCGGCTGAGTGCCGATCAACGCATCATCGTTTGCTTGCCAAATTCGCGGCCCAATTTTGCGGCCCAATTTAACCCTGCATTTTACCAGGCAAATTGGTTTTCAAGTTCTGAAATCGATTTTGCCCCTAGCCCTGCTTTCCGAAACCAAATTTGAAATTTGATTTTGCCCTGGCGTTTTACCGGGGCGCACGAAATCCGAAACCAATAATCAAAACGACAATGACATGGATACTACCGAAACAGTTACACACGTCAGCCTATGTGCTGGATACGGCGGCATTGACCTCGGACTCAAGCGATGCATCCCAAACATGCGAACAATCGCTTTTAGTGAGATCGAAGCCTTCGCGTGCGAGCTACTTCTCTCGCGCATGGAAGCGGGGCAGCTTGATGCGGCTCCGATCTGGAGTGATCTCAAATCCTTCCCTTGGGACGCTTTTCACGGAAAAGTACACATCCTCTCTGGTGGCTATCCCTGTCAGCCCTTCAGCGCAGCCGGACTCCGCAAAGGAGCAGACGACCCACGGCATCTCTGGCCCTTCATTGCAGATGGAATTGCCCGAATGCGGCCAGAGCTGTGCTTCTTTGAGAATGTCGAGGGACACGTCAGCCTTGGACTCCGAGAAGTCATTGGAGAGCTGGAAAGCCTCGGTTACAGAACAACGTGGGGACTATTCTCGGCGGCTGAAGTTGGCGCGCCTCACCAGCGAAAGCGGGTCTTCATCTTGGCCCACCGCAACGAGTCGAGATTGGAAGGGCTCTGGGCCAACGCAAGGCAATCGCTGCAATCCGAATCTGGGGACAGCGGTGCATCACTATGGCCCAGTCGTCCAGGCCAGCCCCAGTTCGCTTGGGAACCGCCCAGAGTCGTTGGACAAGTCCAACTGGGCAACGCCAGCCACTCGGGACACGCAAGGGCCAAGGGGCAAGGCGGCTCAGGCTCGCAAGGGCAATCCGATGGACACGCTGCCCAATCAACTGGGCGCACGGCTCAACCCACGCTGGGTGGAGACGCTGATGGGCCTGCCGGTGGGCTGGACTATGCCGAGCTGTGCGTGTCCTACGACAATCGCACCGACGAGCTCCGATTGCTCGGCAATGGGGTCGTCCCAGCCACAGCAGAGCGAGCTTTTCGCGTCCTCGCAGGGAGGCTCTTCCAATGAGTAATGGCAAGGGCAGCAGGCCCAGAAATAACATGAGCGAGGCGTTTAGGGCCAATTTTGAGGCCATAAACTGGCAAAAGGCTACCCACATACCCATCAAGCCCTCAAAACGCGCCAAATCGCAAGGAAACGGCCTTAAAAGGGCCATTGTGAAGCCATGAACACGCCCAATTCGGCCTTTGGGCAGCTATTGAGGGAGGAACGGCGGCGGTTGCGGATAACGCAGGAGCAATGCGCCGGACTGCTGGGCGTCTCAAAGAAGACCGTGGAGAACTGGGAGAGCGCCCGCTTTCCAGTTCTAGCCATCACCCAGGAAGGCGCTCTGGCCCGCCTTTACGGGTTCCAGCATGAGCCTTTTCAGCCTTTACCCATGAAATCCAATGAATGATCAGCCAATCCACACGTTAAATCACACATCACATCCATTTGGCCAAAACGGCATCGAAGTTGAAGGCTATGTGCTCGTTAAAGGTCGGTACGTTTTGACTAAAAGCGATGGCTTTAGAAGCATGAAGGAGGCTTCCGATTATGCGCTTCAGAAGCTTCAGGAACAAATAGCCGCAAAATTAAATTGTGAATTGCAACAGCTCATTCCCAATCCGCCTGAAACAAGTGTTGACAACTTGTGAATAACTAGCCTTATTCGCAGTCCAGAGCTAGCCCAAGCCCACCGCAATAGGGGAGAACCAACCGAGGCGGTGGGTTTTTTATTGGCTGGCTGCCCGACTAGGAGTCGAACCTAGACAAACGGAGTCAGAATCCGTTGTGCTGCCATTACACAATCGGGCATCAATCCTTGGCTTCCGTGGCCTGCACCGGCAGCTCGTCAATCTCGCCCCGCAGCTTGCGGATCAAGTCCTCTTTGCTGGCTGTGCCGTAATTGTTGATTTGGACGTTCACGTTGGCCCCAGCCATTGCAGCCTTGCCCTCCAGTGCTTGGGCCTTATCCACCAGCACCGCCAGCGTGTAGGCCCGCGCAGCCGGTGGGATGTCCTCCATCTCCTTCATCGTCAAATCCAGCAAGTCTTCCGAGGCAGCCCGCAGCTTGGCGGCAAACTCGCCTCGCCATTCGTCCACGTCCCGCTTCAGCGCCTGGCTCAAGTACTTCTTGCCATGCTCGGACAAGCCCTCGGTGGCTCCTGTGAAGGACTTGGCTCCCAGCGCGGCTTTGACGAGTTCGGGCATAAGTTTTTCTCCGTTTATCGGGGCTGGATCACGGCCGCGCTTGTACCAAGTTAGGCTGCGCTTATCAATCTCGCCGTTCTGGCGCAGCTTGGGAGCCTTGCTGACCAAGGGTTGCTGTGGCTGTTGTTCCATAGAGGGAAAAGAGCGGGTGGGATTGCCACCGGGAGGCCGTCTGGCCGGATTACCGACCTTACACTAGCGCGGAGATTGCCTTAGGGATGCACCCCTTGCGGAGCTTCAGCTTCCTGCTAGAGACTGCGGGCGCACCCCGCCAGCCGCTCAGATTCATTTGATGCGTTGGCGCAGCTTGT